CTCCAGCTGAAATCATTTCGTCAATTTCTGCTTTCATTTCAAGATTCTTATCAGTTGCAACTCGTAAGAATTTTTTAGGACTCTTACTTTTAAACTCATAAAGAGCATTTTCAATCTGATCAGAAGTCATTCTTGCAGGGTTACTGCTAGTTAATAACCTTAGAACTCTTGCCATATTTTTCGGGTTAGATGACAACTTGATAAATTCTTTATCAGCGTCTTTTCTAAACTGGATTTCATTGTTTTTATCCTTATCATCTCTAGTAAGATCTTGAATATAAAACTTTTTTGTGCTGTCTTTTTCCATTTCTGCTTTTGTTAAAGCTACATATGGATGAGCTAGTGCAAATCTGTATTTGATATAATCCATAATACTTATGGCTGTACCATCTTCATTCATTCCTATCTCAAGCTGCACTCCTGTAAATGATACAGGAATTGTAAGCTCTGCCCAGAATTTTTTAGAGTGTGTTGGCCATTCAACGTGTTCAGGACTAACATCTAATATTCCTTGCATAAACTTTTTTTCTTCGTCAGGATTAAATCCTTTCAAAGGTTGTCTATTTACATAAACGCTGCTAAGTTTTGTTGTTGCCTCAGCTCGCACCTCTTTTGGAAGGTAACCTTCTAAAGGTTTTCTTCTCAAGTAAACTGTTTTACTCATAATTTAGTTCTTTTAAAGTTTTAATAATGGATGTAAAGAATAACTCCCCAATATTTTAAAATTGAAATCGCGGGGGATTAACTCCCCCACAACCTCAATAAAAAACCAATATATAGACGCAAATTAATGCCTAATTAAGAAGCGACGCATGTAATGTCAAGCGAAGTATCAAAACGCTTAAGCGCGATACCAGCTGTTTTTAACATGTGTACACTTGCACCGTCAACGTCAGATGCTCTTGTATCTGTAGCAGAGAAACCTCTTGGTACTACAGAACCAGCAACACACCATCTCATTGCTTCACGACCTTTCTTAGAAATCATTTGTAGATTATTTTGTCCGTCATAGTTTGACTGATCAACAAATACCATACGGTAAGATTCTAAAGAATAACCCGTAACTGGGTGCTTAGCACGAGCTTGAGCAACAGCACCGTGATCAAATAATGGTAATTTTACCACATTGATTACGTGTCCATCTACGTGCTCGTACGAGTTAAAGTATCCAGTCAAACCTAAGCTACGACCAGATCCTGTAATAAATCGACTGTCTCCACTAGATACTTTAAAAGCATTTGTGCCTCCAAAGTGAGCTTTAAGAGCTTCGTCGAATTCACGAGCACCACCAGTACCCGTGTATAATGTAACTTGCTTGTTAGAAGCGTCAGTCATTCCGTAGAACAAGTCACCAATAATGTTCTTCAATTTAGTTTCAGTCATTGTAGAGTAAGTGTCTGTTTCAACAATTTGCTCTAATAAACCAGGACCAACGATTACAGGCTGACCGTTTTCATCTTTCATAGTTGTTACACCATTAGAATCATAAGTCTTTTGCCCGTACCAGTAATACATTTCACACTCTTCTTTAAAGTCAAGCATGTGTAAATACTCTTCATAATCCATCCAAAGTTTAGTAGTAGATCCACCTTTAGTTGGTAGAGAAAATTCTGCTACAAAATCTTTAGCGTTACCAGACATGTGGTAAGATTTACGAACTGTAGTCAGTTTGTTTCTTACTTTACCTGGAGTTTCCCAGTTAGAAGCGTTTCCACGAGAGAAGTCAACTCCTACAGGAGCAAACATTTGTGCAAACAAAGAACCTGCTGCAACATCAGCTGCTGGCATAGTTGCTGCTGGATCAGGATTTACTAATTGTAAAGTGTAAACCCAACCAGTTCCACCAGAAACCTGCATTGGTTCTTTCATAATACGAGCTTGTACCCCTGTTTGAGATACTAGTACGTATGGGAAAATAAAGTTTTTATCTGGGAAAGTTAATTCAAACGTAGAACTACCAAGTCCCAAGTTGGTAGTAGTTGATGGCGCAGCCGCTACTGGTCTAGTTCTCCTGCGGTGTGTTGCCACACGATATTCATACTCAAGGCGATCAATTGATTTTACGTTACCAACACCTTCTGTTAAGAAAGATAAAGGAAATCGCTTATCATCCTTACCCGCCAAATGAGTAATAATAGGAGATAATTCAGTAGGCTTAGACAACAACGCGTTTGCTAGACTGTTCATATCAGTCATTTGCGAATCATTATAAAACGTTTTTTGTACGCTTATGTTAGTTCCATTGCTCATTTTATTATCATTTTAAAAAGTTATATACTAAATTCAAGTCGCCTTGAGAGTTAGTCAATTATATGCTAAGATCTAAATCATCTATATCAAAAGACTTTTTTGACCTAGAGGCCTTACGAGCACTTTTAACAGTTGCTTCGTTTTTGGCAATTTTATCTCTCAGGGATCTAGTCTGCTTAGTTTTAGCTTTTTTATCAATAATTGTATCCAAGTTAAAACCTTTAAACATTAAGTAATCTATTGCTAGTTTTACTTCCATGTCTGCTTGTGCATGATCTAAATCACGTTGTGTGCGTCCATCTCTAGACACTGGTTGCGAAAGGTAATTAAAAAATTTACTTTTCTCTCTTTCTGTAACTTGTAGCCCCGCAAACTCTTTTGAGTCTTTAATTGTGTCAGCTACTCCATTCCAAAAAGTTTCTTGTTCTTGCATTTGTTGGTATCTCATTTGATTTTGTTGTTCAACCAACTGTGCATTTCGCTGTTCTTGTGCTTTTCCTAAAGCTTGTCGAGCAGCTTCTGCTTTATTATGCAATTTGCCAGAATCTTCGTAATCTTCTAGCATTTCATTTATAAAGTCATTGTCATGACCTTTTACTCTAAAATAGTCAGACAATATTGCTTTCTGACTTCTTGTATCATCTTCAGTAAGAGTAAACGCATTGTAATCTAAATTAGGATCGTGCGCTTGCATAAAATCTTGCGATTGTCCTCCAGCTAATACATACTGCAGGTGATCTTTTACTAAAGGAAATGATTCTAAAACTTCATCAAGTCTATCGTCTGCCATTTGAGAAGCAATATCTTTTGTCATCTCTGTAAGCCCTTCTGCAGTATCAGGATAATCTCCCTCAACTTCGTATCCTAAAGCACTTAGAATTTCTCCTACTACAGTGTCGCTTTTTTCAGAAGGTTCAACGTCATCATCATCATCATCGTCTTCTTCGGTATCCTCTTCTTCTATCTCTTCTTTCGTTTCTTCTACTTCGTCTACTACTTCTTCTGTAGTTTCTTCTGCAGTTTCTTCCGTTTCAACTTCAGCAGTATCATCAATACTTACTGTGTCAACTCCATCACCTGCGATTACATCGTCAAAGGTAATGTCATCCAGTTGTATTTTTTCATTTGGGTCCATATATATTTAGTTTTATTAAGTTACAAAAATACGATTTATATTAATATTTTTTATAGTTTTCATTTTTTCAAAGTTGTCATTATTGTATAACACTTATTACAAAAATCTTGGTTTATAACCACCTCTTTTTTTACCTTTTCTATACTCTTTTATATACTCTTTTGGAGTTTTATTTACACCAGGAACTTTAAAAGGTTTATTATCTCTAATAGAAGCAAAATATTTCCTACCGCCCTGTCTTCCTAAAAAATGAGATAACGCTGCAAGTTCATCATTAGTAAAATCTTTAGTTTGCTCTGAATACTTTTCTCTATAATGTTTAACATTTTCTTTAAGACCTCTTACACCAGGAATATCTCCTCTCCACCTCATATCTAATAATTGGTTTTGCAAAGTAGTATCAGCTGCAAATTCTTCTCTAGTAATACCTTTTAATTCTGGCATATCTTTTATTTCACTAAACAGTTGCCCATACAAACCTGTAGCAGTACTAGTTTTATTTATCATATTAACACCGTTACTACTTTCTGGAATTCTTAATCTTTTTTTGAAATCTTTAGGCGCCTGCTCTTTTTGAGATTTAAAATTAGATGTATAAACATTTTCAAGATCTTGTTTATAATTTGTTTGACTTACGTTTTCAAATCCACCTTTTTGCGCAAATTGATCTGTATTAGTTTTTTCTAAATTCTTTTTCATAGCAACCTCATTCATAAATTTTATAAGGTTTTTGCTATCTCGTTTTTGATTTTGTTCGTATTTTGTTTTCTCTTGTTGTATAAAATTTTGAATATTCTCAGGAGTACTAAAGTCTGCATCGGGATAATTCTGTTCATAATAAGGCAGATTGTTTTGTATTCTTTCTACATTTTGATTTCCGTATTGGTTGTAAGAATCTCTAATTGTTGGAATATTTAAACCTTTAAATAAATGTGAAACAGGAGCATCTCCTCCTATATCAAATTGAGTATTTTTTAATTTTTCAATGTGATCCTGAGTAAAAGGCCCAGAAGACGCGTCCCATATACCCGCAGCTTTAAGAGCAGATTCTAATTCTTTTTTTTGAGATTTTATTTCAGGAGCCGATAATAGATAGCTATTGTAATTTTTAGCGGCAATAGAGCTCTGTCCTAACTGTCTATAATTTGAACTATGTGCAGAACTTGATGAAGCGTTTTTAAAAAATGTTTTATAATAATTTTCTAATTCTGATGTTTTACTAGGAGCTTTTAAATCTTCTATAGTTTCAACATAATTACCAGACCCAGTATTACTACTAGTTAATAAAGAAGAGTGCCCTGAATTAGCTCTGTGTGCAACCTCATGTATTTTAGTAGAATATAAGTTATTATGTCCTAATTTAAAATTAGGTTTCCGCGTAACAAAAGCAGGTTTTTCAGAATTGGAACTTAGATTTAATCCTATAAAATTATCTCTTTGACGTAAAATACCTTGTGTGCCAGGAGTTGCATACTTTTGAGGTATTGGACTAGCTGGGTTATTACCTGTATTTATTGCTTTTACGTTACTATCTTGTATATTAGAAACTTCTTGATCAGATAAATTTATATTATGTGCATTTGCGTACTCTTTTTTAAGTCTATCTCCATATGCATCTGAGCTATATAAATTAGATAATTCTGCAATAGGTTTATCTAAACTATAATTATCTTTTTTTCCAGCTGTTTGATATTTTTTATATCCACCATCTTTCATTCTATTTCTAGCAGATTTCTTTGACTCCTCTATTGTTTTGTCATATTTAGCTGCCCCCTTTTTAAATGCCTCTGCAGACTTATTAAACAGATTAGTTACAGCTTTTGCTGGAGAAAAGCTAACAACTTCATTAACATTTTTTAATGTATCTTCTACCATTGTGGCATCCCCAATTGTTGATCCCTTAACTGCTCTTGGGTCATTTTTAAGTGCATCAAATACTTGTTGCGGTGTTGTTACTCCTAATGCTGTATATTTAGATTGATCTAGTCCAAAAGCTGCGCATGTTTGATCTGCACAGTTATTACTTAAAAAATTATAATCACCTTTTTGAGCTGCATCCAAGTAAGTTTCTAAATCTTTTTTATTTAAATTTAAAACAGTTGTTTCAACGCCTGGAGCATAATTACGTTCTGGACTATAATAGACTCCCAGATTTCCTTGAGGCCATGGATTTAATTGTTTTTGTACATTACTATACTCCTCTGGTAAACCATCTACATTTAATATCCTTGACTCAATATGACCAGGAGGCATATTTTTATAACCAAGAGGATATTTAATTACTTCTACTTGATATTGTTGAGGGCTAGAATCTTTTATGCCACCCTTTTTATATTCTGCAGGTGTTTCTATTACAGTTCCCTCGTAAGGTCCTGTAGGAAGATTTTTAATTCCTGGAGGAACGTTTTTGTACGATTCTACCAAGTGTCCTTGGTTGTCATATTTATCTACATTTATAGGGGCTTTCATGCCCACAGTATTAAAAGATTGTCCAGGTTGTACATCAGGAAAAGCCATAGATGCTTGCGTATTTCCTTGTGCGTGTTCTTCTCGTAAACCTGTTTGTTGTTCTTGTGGAGTTTGCGCAACCTGCATTTGTTGTTGCATTTGAGCTTCATGATCAGCTAATATATCTAAACCTTGTTCAGCAGCTCTATACACTTCCAAAATACTTCCTGGAAACTGTGCAGCTTTTGCCCTATTAAGTAATTGTCGTCTAGTCTCGTTTGTTAGCATTTTGTCTAGCGGTGTCAGCTTTTAATACACTATCTTCTCGTTTAACTTGATTTGCTTCTCTATTTATATCCTCTTGACTCTGAGAAGATCTAGATCTTTCCATAAGTTCTTGCTCTTTAATGTCAAGCTGTCTGTTTTTAATTTCAAAGTCTTTAATCATTTTTTCTAAGTTAAGAGAATAGCCCTCTTGATCTTTTTTAGACTCTGCATTTATTAAAGCAATCTCAATATCTTTTTGTCTATCTTTTTCTCTTTCTAAACCTTCTGCTTCTTGTTGCATTTGAGCCGCTTCCATTTGCTGTTGCGCTTGTTCTTGTTGCGCTTGCTGTTGTGCAGCTTCTAGTTCTTCTTGAGCTTTCTCTGCAGACTTAAGATTCTTTTTAATTTGTGTAAAGCTGTCAGAATCTAGCATTTCTGCAATAACAGATGGTTTAGCACCATTTTGCATCATAGCTTGTGTAAGACTTTTCAGATTTGTAAGTTTTTCTTGATCTTTACCTGCATCAGAAACATATATGCCATAGTTAGATTCCATGTGCTCTAAAGAATTAATATCTAAAAAGTCTGTAGTACCATCAGGCATTACATACATAGTTTTCTTTCCTGTATGCCACGCTTCTTTAGAATAATCTAATAATGCTTGGAAGTCTCTTTGTTCTAATCTTTCAAATTTACGGAATAGATCTTCTGTAATATGAGATGATTGTAAAATAGCTTGTTGTGAACTAGCTTTACCTTCATACGCTCCGATTTCCCCCTGTCTTTGTCTAGATACACCAGATATTTTTTCCCATTCTACTAAAATAGATTCTAGTAGTGTAATATATTGCTGTATAGTCTTAATAGACATATCCAGTACGGATTGATGCTGTGGGTTGAGTTGTATTCCTTCTTTGTTGTAATCTACCCAAGCAATACCCGTACCTTCAACGTAATACATAAATTTATCCATGTCCCATTTCTTTGGTATCATGTTTATGTCAAACTGTGCAATAATATCTTTACTTCTTGCAATAGC